CCATCAGCAAGCAGTTCAAGAACGGCATGATGGGCACTGGCGTGCTGGGTTTCGACGAGATCAATATGTCTCAGTCGATCAAGCAGTTCACGACCGGCACCCGCGGCGCTACCGGCAACACCACGTCTGCGGCGGTTACCGCTGAAGGCGCAACCTCCATCGCGCTGACTGTGGCGTCTGGTGCCACCATCCGCGCTGGTGACGTGTTCACCGTGGCTGACTGCTTTGCGGTGAACCCGCAGACCCGTGAGTCCACCGGCTCGCTGTTCCAGTTCGTGTCTCTGACCGATGTCACTGCCAGCGGCACCGCCGTTACCGTGACCGTGGCTCCGATGTACTCGGCCAACCACGCGCTGGCCACCGTAAACAGCCTGCCTGGCAACAGCAAGGCTGTGGTGTTCGTGGGTGCTGCATCTACGCAGTACGCTCAGAACTTGGTGTACCACAAGGATGCCATCACGTTCGCCACCGCCGACCTGCTCCTGCCGCAAGGCGTGGACATGGCCAGCCGTGCCGTTCACAATGGCATCAGCCTGCGCGTCGTGCGTCAGTACGACATCAACAACGACCGCATGCCTTGCCGGATCGACGTGCTGTACGGCTACAGCACCATTCGTCCGCAGATGGCCTGCCGTCTCTGGGGCTGATGACAATGGGGGCTACGGCCCCCAGTCTTACAACTGAACACTGAAAGGAAACTCAATCATGGCACTCCCTAATGGTGGCGGCGGCTATCAAGTCGGCGACGGCAACCTCAACGAACCTCTGATCGACGCGATTCCCGATCCGGTCACAGCTACTACCACGACGACTTTCACCCCCGCTCAAATTTTGAACGGCCTGATTTTCGTCAACAGCGGTATTTCCGCTAACGTGGCGTACACGCTGCCGACTGTGGCGGATCTGGAAAACGTGCTGATCAACTCGGACAAGGTAGGCACCTCGTTTACTTTCCGCGTGATCAACCTTGGCACGGGCAGCGGCACCGCTACTGTCACGACCAACACGGGTTGGACGATCACCGGTTCGCTGACAATGGTTGTCCCCATCTCTTCCGGCGCGATGATGGTTGCTCGCAAGAGCGCTGCGGGCGCTTGGACGCTGTACCGCGTGGCCTGACGCACAGCGCGGCCTTCGGGCCGCGCATTTTTGAAAGGGTCAATGATGCCTAATACCAAGGCTGTCGGTGTCGCGTACAGCGACCCCGAGTTTGAAAGTGTTGCCGTTACCGGCGCCATCACTGGCGCTTCGGTTTCGGTTACGGGCGTGCTTAACGGCACGCAACTGGACTTGAACGCGCCCGTCATCAAGACGGCTTCGTTCACGCTGGCTGACGTGGAGAACTTTGTTGTTTGCAACGGCGCAGGCAGCATCACCGTCACGTTCCCTTCCGCCGCCGCGAATGCAGGCCGCGTGGTGTGGATCAAGACGATTGCTGCGCAGACTGTTGTGTCCGCGTCGTCCAACGTCAAGCCGATCAACTCCAATACCGCCGGTACGGCAATCCTTGCCGGCACCGCAGGTACTTGGGCCATGTTGGTGTGCGATGGCACCGACTGGGTTGTGATGGCTTCGTAATCCAAAGGGGGCTACGGCCCCCTTCTTCTATGACTGTCATTTACCTCACGCACCCGCTTCACGGCGCCAAAGTGGCGACGCTGGAAATGGAGGCCGAAGCCGACGAACGCAACGGGTGGGCGCGGTATACTCCGGGGCAAGACGATGATGTCGAACCGGTGCTTGCGGTCAACGCTTTGACCGAGCGCCCTCGCCGCCGTAGGGAGGTTGTTCATGTCCACCACAGCGGGTGATCAGATTCAACGCGCCTTGCGTCTGCTGGGCGTTTTGGCAGAGGGCGAGACGTCTTCTGCTGCCGTCATGCAGGACTCGCTGACGGCGCTGAACCAAATGATTGAGTCGTGGAACACTGAGCGGTTGTCTGTGTTCTCGACGCAGGATCAAGTGTTTAACTGGCCTGCTAGTGTGCTTAGCCGCACGCTCGGGCCTACGGGCGACTTTGTGGGCAACCGGCCCATTCTGCTGGACGACTCGACGTACTTCCGCGACCCCGGCACGAACGTCAGTTTCGGCATCAAGCTGATCAACCAGCAGCAATACAACGGCATTGCGGTCAAGACCGTGACGTCAACGTACCCGCAGGTGCTGTGGGTCAACATGACGTACCCCGACATCGAGATGTACATCTACCCGGTGCCCACGCGGCTGCTGGAGTGGCATTTCATATCGGTGGAGGAGCTGTCGCAGCCAGCCACACTGTCTACGGTGCTGTCGTTTCCGCCAGGCTACCTGCGAGCGTTTGTCTACAACTTGG